CTTGGTCGCTTCGTAAACCTGCTGGGCAATGGCCAGCCCGCCGAGCACCTTCCCGACTTCGAGAATCGCCGAGCGCGTGTTCTGCGCGAACTGCTTGGCTTGGTACTCGGCCTTGGTCAGGCCGCGCGTGTATTCGGCGGCGTCCAGCCCGAGAGTGACGACGAGGCTACCGAGTGAGTTAGCCATTGGCTCGCGTCTTTCGTTTCTGTCCTAGTTTGAAGATGCGTCCGGTGCCGGCGATCGCCGCGAACGCGTTGGCCGCCATGCCGGCGGTGGCCACCGCCTTCGGCGTCAGCGCCTCGCGCAGCGCCGGATCGAATACGAACGGCGTGATGCTGTCGGCAGCCGCGCTCATGCGCGCGATGTTGGCGAGGAGCAACTCGAGCCTCCGCCCCGGCAGCCAGCGCCGGTGCGCGTAGGTCTGCCACGAGCGGAATTCGGACTCGTCCATGTGCTCGCTTAAGTCCCCTACGGTCATGCCCAATTCCAGCGCCAGGTCGAAAGCAAAGGCCTGGCGCGGCGTCAGTTTCCCGAGTTGTCCTCCAGGGGTTTGGTGCCGGCCGCGGTGACGAGCAGGTAATCGGACCAGTCGGCGTCCTTGAAGATCTCGGTCCACTCCTTGATGTCGTCCGGTGCGAGGCGCTGGCCGTCCTCGGTGCAGAGCAGGCCCGCCATGATCGTGGCCTTGGCGTCGTCGTCGGTGGAGTTGGCGAGTGCCGCGAGCGCGTTGCCGTCGGCGACCTTGAGCGGCCGCACGTAGACCTGGCCCACGCCGGGCACCTCAACCGGGATCGCCTTGGCCCGGGTCGCGTTCTTCTCTCGCCAGCGGCGCTTGATCTCGTCGTTGCTCACGGGTTACGGCTCGAGCACGAAGATCGGACCGGAGAGCTTGATGACCGCGTTGCCCTTCCAGACCGCTTGCCCGACCGCGCCGTTGAAGCTCGTCGTCTGCACCGTTCCGAGCATGATGATGATGCCGCCGTCGTTGGGGAGCGTGATCTTGACCGCGACATCGTCGCCCGACGCCTCGGCTGCGCGGAGCGTCGTCTGCACCGGCATGAGCGGTGCGAAGTTGAAGTCGAGCGTGAGCGTTCCGGCGTCCGCCAGCCCCTGCTCGAATTCCTTTGCGGTCGAGCAGACGGTAGATACCTCCTCCTGGTCGGCACCGCCGCCCGCCTGCGCCGCGCCGGTCAGCTCGCAGAATTCGGAGAACACGACCTCCGCAACGACACCGCCGCTCACGTAGGCGTTGCCCATGCTGTTGTCTTCGCCCGCGAGCTCGAACGTCGTGCTGAGCGGATTGTCGACCGGATACAGGTTGTTGTTGAACTGGACGGCGCCGACGACGTCGGTGATGCGCACGACGTCGCCCAGGACGGCGCTATGCCCCGCCGCGGTTACGACGGCCGGATTCGCCTGCGAGATGGCGCTGATGGCGAGTCCTGGCGAGTCGGCGTCGTAGCCGGTGCCGACCTGGATCGTGGATCCGAAGAATTTGTACCGCTGGCCTTGCGACATGATCTTGCCCTTTCAAAAAGAAAAACCCGCACGCGGCGGGTTGGGTTGGAAGCTCGGGCGAGACGGCGAGTTGCCGGTGCTAGCTCGAACCCTGGAAAACGTACTCCATGATGAAACGATGCGTTTTCGTATCGGCATCGAAGAGCGCCATGCCAGCGTTCTCGCAGATGGCCGGCGGTGAAAACGAACGCATTGCCGCGCGCACCTGGACGCGCAGCGCTTCGGCGGCCGGGTAAGTCTCGGCCACGATATCGAGCTGCACTCGCGGCTCGGCGGTCGCGTCATCGCCATCACCGCAGATGTCGACTACCGGAACGCGGCTCACCATCGTGTAACGGATCGCCGGCCAGGTCGGCACCGCGGGCGGTTGCGGAAAAGTGTTCGGCACGCAGCGATTGCCGACCAGCGATTTGAGTGCAGCGAACAAATCCGCTTCTAGACTCATTTCGGCCGCACCGCCTCGATCCGCACCCTGAGCCGCTCCACCATCTTCTGCATCGCCTCTTCCTTGCCGGCGTCGAACGCAGGACGCAGGAATGGCTCGGCCGGAGCGTTCGTGGTGCCAAATTCAATAAACCGAGCATGCGGCGCGATCGCCTGCTTGGTCTTGGTCTTGCGTCCGCCGCGCCTGCTCTTGCCGCGCACGGTGACGATGTGCTCGCTCGTAAGTCTGGTCTGCGAATTCGGGATCTTCTTGACGATCACTGCGTCGAGGAGGCTTCCGGTATCGACCGACGGGCTCGATCGGATGTTGCTCTTGGCGCGGCGCTTGATGACCTGCGCCGCGGCGCCTGTGGCCTGTCGCGATACCCTGAGCGCCACGTCACGCGAGAGCTCCCGCATGGCCTCGCCGAGCGCCTGCAGGCCTTCGACGCGGACGGTGACGGTGCTAGCCACTGTCCACTCCGCTTCGCGCCATGATCTCGATTTCGCGCCGCGCGCTATCGAGATGCGCCACGCTCTTCAGGTTATAGACCGTGCCGTTGTGCCGCGCGCGCCACTTGGCGTTGATCCGCGCGGCCTGCTCCGACCAGCGCAGGCGGATGCGGGCGTTGCCTTCGGCGAGGATCCCGCCGCCCGCCATCTGCTCGCGGCCGGTCAAGGGCTCCACGCTCGCCCACAAGTCGAAGGCTGGCGTCCAAGTCACGATCTCGTCGCCGGTCGCGTCCTGCGTCGTCACCGGCTCGTCGAAGGCGACACGCTGGCGCAGCGATCCGGCTTGCATGGTCAGGCCATCGAAGTGCGCAGCCGATAGGGCTGCAGTAGCGAGCGGGCACCGAGCGGGACATCCTCCTGCTTGACGGCGGCCGAATTCTCGCGGTTTTCATAGAGCGCCCCGAGAACGAGCAGCATGGCCGCGCGGATCGCGAACGGCAGCGGCGCCGCGTCGGGACTCTCACCGGGAAGCGTATAGCCGGCCGAGTAGCGCACCCGCACCGTGTTGGTGGTCGCGCGCGCCGCCGGCCAGCTCGTGCCGTAGGCGGGCGACAAGAGCGCCGGGTCGACGTAGTTGTCGAGCGTGTACTGATCCGCTGCGAGCGTCTGGTCGACCCCGTCGGAGTCGACGTACTTGACGGAGTCGATCGCGTTAACCGGAGAGCCGGGAAGCTCGATCGCACCGGATGGGAAGGCGTCGAGCGCGAGCTCCAGCGTCTGCGGTCCGATTGCACGCTCCATCCAGCCCTCGCACCACTCGCGCGCGGCCGGGATTCCTATTTCATTCAGCCAGGGATCATCCGGGTGCGTCGGCGGGCTGTCGTCGTTGACATCGAGCCGCAAGTGCAGTCGCGCGAGTTCGAGCGAAATCGGCTCGGCGATCGGTGCCGCGATGACCTTGAGTCCGCTCATGTTGTCGCCTTCGCGCAGACGTCGAACCAACCCGTGGGCAGCACTTCTTTGTAGCCGAAGGCGACTCTTAATTCATGCACGACGATCTGCTCCGGCGTCTGCAGTGTACCGGCGAAGCCCACGAGTTGCGGGAGCCCAGGACTGATCGTGGCGTGTATCTCGGCGTGGTCCGGCCACGCAATCATGCAGCCCCACGGCGGCATACCGAGAAGGGTCGCCAGCACGATCACGCCCTTGCCCGCGGGAGGGGCCGCCTGCAGGCAGGAAATGACCGGCGCGGGCGTATCCACGAAGCGCACCTTGACCACGGTCGGGCCGTCAGTGCATCCCGAATTCCAGACGACGTACGCCTCCTTCGCCGACATCTGTGCGCAGCCGCACAGTAGGCAGGCGAGCGCAGGGATGATGCGCAATCCGCTCATGGGGCGATATTCACGACACCGCCGTTATTCCAGAGCGACCCGCTCGGGAGCCCCGCGGCTGATGTCGGCAGGCCGGTTGCAATGATGGCGCGACATTTCAGATCACGATACTGCCCTGCCGTGCCGTTGTTTATTTCGACCACGCCTGCGGCGTTGCGCGAGATCCCAGCGTCAAATGCGACATTACAATTTGCGCCATCGGAGGACCATCCGACCTCGCAAGAATTCACCATTCGCACACCGTACTGCGAAAAATGGATTCGCGGATTGGCTTCGTAATACACGAAGACCCCACCGTAGCTGGAATCAACTACCACCGACTGCGGCCCGGTTCGCGCAGTGACGATGCGTGCGATCAGGTCACGGAACTGCCCCGTCGTGCCGTTGTTCACTTCGAGCGCGCCGGCGGCGTCGGCCTGAATAGCCGTGAAATTCGGACTCGCCGCGTTGGCAAAGTTCAACGTACCAGTACTCGAAGATACTTGACCTAAAGTCGTAACGAGAGATCGATGGTCGACGACGCTTAAAGCAAACTGCGTTTTATCATAGGTGAAACTAGGATCAGCGCCGAACGCGCCGCCGTCGTTGAACTGCACCTGCTTATCTGCGCCGCCGGGCACCCCGCCGCCGCCATCGCCCGCCAGTACCCTATCCTCGGCATACAGGCCCGACGGCACGCCTACGATGGTCACTCGCACGCGAGCATTGCCGGAATACTTGGCGCGTTTCACCGAGAGCGTCTGCGCGGAGCAGTCCATATCCAGATTGAACAGCCTGCCTGGCGGCAACTCTGCCCACTCGCCAGCATCGATGCGATAGAGCACGAGAGCGAACTGGCCCGGAGGTGGTTCGCTGATGTTCTGCAGCGCGACGCCGACCGATTCTTCCGACAGCGGCAGAACTGCGCCGTCGGTGTCGAACGTCAAGAGCACGTCGAATTCGGCGGGAGCGGATGTTTCAGAGTGGCTAAAGACGGGGAATTCGATCATGGCGCGATCCAGTAGCATTGATGGACTTCTGACTTGACCACCGGCAGCCCAGCCCGCGCGATGGCCTTGGCGACTCCCGGGCAGTTCTTCCAGCCCCAATCGTCGAATACGATCAGTCCGCCGTTCATCATCCGGTGACGGAGCCAGGCGATCGCGTCCTCGGTGCTCTGCTCAAGGTCGAAATCGACGTGAGCGAACGAGATCGCTCGATCGAATCCAGCGGCCGACTCGGGAAACCATCCCGGCATCAGCGTGACGTTGTCCGGCATCGCCGCGCGCACCGTTTTGAACGAGGTATCGGCAAACTCTCCCGGACGGTGGAAGTCCCCCTCGCGCCACGACGCCGCCGGTTGGCCGGTGAAGGTATCGAACCCGAAACAGATCTTCTCCGGCACGGCCTCGGCCATCGCTTTCAATGCGCCGCCCTGGAAAACTCCGAGTTCCACGATCACCCCATCAAGCGGCCGCGCGCGCATGAGCAGTCCCAGCAGGCTTTTCAGCGTCGCGGGCGTGAGCAATATCTGCATTGTTGTCCCGGATGAATCGTTCTATCTTCGCCGCCGCCGCGGTCACATTGATCGTCTTGTCATGGCGGCATCCCCAATTCCAGCAGGCGCAGGCGCCCTTCGGCTCGATCGGCAGCCAGGGCGAATAGCGGGCGCCGGCGGCGAACGAATTGGCGCCCTCGAAGCCGCCGAAGACGCAAACGAGCGGCGTCTCGACCGCCTGCGCCAGCACCGTGAGAAAACACGGCGAGGTGTAGACGAGCGCCGCGCGCGCGGTAAGCGCCGCCACGGTCTCGAAATCGAGCTCGCCATGGTGGAACTCGGCATCGACGGCGATCGGGTGAATCACCTCCTCATGACCGGGCAGCGCGTCGGCGATGCTGACGACGAAATAGCGTCCGCGGATTCCGGCGAGGAGCTCCGCATAGGCGAGCGGGTCCGGGTTGCGCGCGAGCTTCGCCTGCGCCGAGCGCAGGCTGCGATGACCGATCACAGAAAGCAGCGGCCGGGTGATCAGCAGCGGCCGGTCCAGCTGCAATGACGCGATCAGCGCGTGAGCTTTGCGCCGCCAGGCGGGCGCGATCGGGAGCCGGAAGTCGCCAAGCTCCACGCCGCAGTGTTTCGCCATCGCCGCGAGCACCGAGCTCGCCTTGGCGTCCGACCACGGGTAGGCGCAGCGGATCACGCGCGCACCGGCCGGCGGCTCTTCACTCGAATAGAGCGCAGCGCAGCGCGCCTCATTCTTCGCCATCCAGGGGATCGGACTGCGCAATGGTCGCAGATGCACGTCAGGCATATCCCAGTAGGCGCTCGGCCAGCTTGTCATTACCCAAACCTCATGCGCCTTTTTTAGCTGCCGCACGATGGCGCGTTCGTGCAGCGAATCCCCGATTCCATGCATCCCGTGGAAAAGGATTGGCGTCAGCACGTCGCTACCTCGAGCGCTTCGTCGAGCGTGCACTTCGGAAAACATTCCAGCGCGCTTCGCTGGTTGCAGTTTAAAATCTCCGGCCGATCGGGCTGCGCGGCGTACGCCTCCCACGCCGTGCGATGGCGCTTGAAGGTCGTCCAGTTCGGGTTGTCGAGGCCGCGATGCAGGCCGTGCCAGTGCGTGAGCTCGTCCTCGCGCAGGTCGACGCCGAAGAGGAGGATCTGCGCAGCACCCCGGTCTTCCGCCAGGTGGCAGGCCCGGAGCGCCGAGTTGCCGCCGATCGCCAGCTTGCGCGGCGGCACATACATCGCGTCCTTCACCAGCCCTTGCTCGCAGACGATGCGCTCGCCGGCAAACTCCTCCGGCAGCGGCGCGACGCGCGGGTTGCGCTTGTTCCACCATTGCGCGTTCGCCGCGAACAGCACGTCGGCCTCCGGCAGCCGGCGCCACGTGTCGTTGGTGACGACGATCGGAATCCCGAGCGCGCGCACCGCGGCGGCCACTTCCTCGGTGAGCGAAGGACCGGAACCGCAGACGGCCACGGTGCGACCTGACCAGATCATTTCGCGTCACGGCCTTTTTTCACAGCCAACCTAAAATCGCCGTTTCCAGAATCCGGCTTGGCGTCGGTCGCGCGCTGGGCGATCCACGTGGAACCTCCCCAGGTCACGGCGTCGCCCTTCTCGTAGTGGCCCTCGCGCCACACGCCGCGATCGAGCACGAGCGGCAAGGTGAAGGCGAATTCCTTGACCTCGGCGCCGCGCAGGAATTGGAGCGCGAAGCGGCGCTCGCCGTCGTAGTCGACGACTAGGTCCTCGAAGCCGAGACCATCCTTGCCGTCGATGCCGTCGCGCCCGGCCTTGCCCTTCTCGCCCTGAATCCCCGGCAGCCCGTCGCGCCCGTCGCGCGGCGGCGGTGCGCTGGCGATGCGCTGCTCGAGCGCGTCGAGCCGCGCGATCACGCCGACGAGCGAGCGGGTGATGAACTCCTGCGCCGCCTTGACCACGCCCGCGGCCATCTGGTCGAAGTCAGGCATGGCCGGCTCCTGTCGTGGCGAAGGCGCGCTCCATGGCCGCTAATGCCTTGGCGGCTTCGGCGGTTGGATCGGGAGGCGGCAGTGCAGGCGGTGGCGCTGCGGTGGCGCCGCCAGGCGCCGGTGATTGCGCGTCGCGCGCGGCCAGCGCCTCGAGGCTATAGTTCTGGACCTGTTTGTAGAGTGCATCGCCGCCAGGCTTCGGCTGATAGTTGAGCCGTCGCCGCGCCTCGTTCGGCGCGATGATGGTGCCGTCGACGCCGCTCTTGAGCGTTTCCATCTGCGTGCGCGCATCCATACGCAGCAGCCCGTCGAGGTCGAGCTGCACGCCCATCTGCTCGCCGCCTTTCGGCGTGTCGAGGCCGAGGCCTTCGGTGAGGCACGTCTCCATCGCCTCGATCAGCGATTGCAGGCACTGCGAGTAATACTGCTGCCCGAGCGCCTCGACGTTGTTGTTGAGCGGCGCCGGGCCGACGCCGATCATGTAGGCCGGGACATGGAAGGTCGAGCAGACCACGGCCGCGGTCATGTTGAGCTGCTCGATCACCTGGGCGTCGACCGCGGACATGCGCATCGGCTCGAATTTCAAGCCGTCGCCCAGCACCGCAATCCGGCCGGCGTTCTCGCCGGTGAAGTTCTTGTCCCACTCGTCCCTCATCCGCTTGGCGAGTGCGTCGGAAATCTCACCGGGCGCGGTCAGCACGCCGCCGGGATTGGAGTTGTTGCCGAAGAACTTCTTCGCGTCGCGCTGGATGCGCAAGCCCTGTTCGGCTGCGAGCCCGCAGGCCATGATCGGCGAGGTGCCGATGAGTGGATGGTAGAGGCAGTTCATCCGGTCGTGGATGATCTCCGAGGCCGGCACGATGATGCTCGCCTGCTCGATCCCGGACAGGTAATCCTGCCCGAGGTCGTAATAGACGCCGCCGTCGGGCGTCACCATCGGCGTCACCCGGCAGGGGTCGAGGAGATACATCGCCACCACCACGCCGCGCGCGTCGCGCTCCTTGATCGCGTAGGCGTTGCCGCGGGTTAATTTGGAGGTGATCCACCATTCCTTGAACTGAATGTGATTCTGGAAGCGGTTGGGCTTGCGCAGCACGGGCGAAAACGCTGCGCTGTCGGTCTCCTCCCACAAGCCGTCGTCGTCGTACTCGATCAGCATGTAGCGGAGCTTCCCGACGTCGGCCGCGATCAGAGTTTCACAAGCGTAGACGGCGTGGAAGGCGAGCACCGTCTCCATCCTGAGCGGCGTATCGGTCTGGAATGCCTGGTCCGGCCAGCGGGTGAAAATCGAATACCAGTTCCCCGATTCGACCGGGACCGGGCTCGCGTCGACCGGCGGAGTTGCCTTCGCCCGCGCGATCTCGAAGCCGAGGAGGCGCATGGGTTAAGCCTTCTTGCGCTTCTTCGTCAGATGCAGCGTGCGGCGCTCAGTCTCGGCGGTCATGACCCGCGTCGCGTAACGGGCACTGCCGATCACCGCTAGCGTTTTCGCGTCGCGATCGCTGGCGTCGAACTCATCGCCTGGATCCAGACGCCGGCCGGCATAGGTGAGCCGCCGCGATGCAATCAGTTTCTGCAAATTTACCGCTCCTCGAAAAAGCAGGCGGCGCCGACTAAGTCCGCGCTGGCCGGCGGCGCCCTTGGGACAGGACTTAGCTTGTCGCCGCGCCGTAATCGGCGTCGCTGATGTACTGGAACGCGTGCGCCCGGCGCTTTGCGAAGTTGATGCGACGAATGACGCGGATCGCCGTCGAATCCTCCTGGAACATCGAGGTCGGCACCGCCGTTGCCGCGGTCGGAACATCGGTCGCACCCGTAGGCGCGCTCGACATTTCGATCATCGCGTCGCGCGATA